CTCGGGGGTGGCATCGAGGGCGTAGCTCCAGACGCGGCGAGCCCGCAAGCCGTGCAGGAGGTCTTTGCCGGCGGTGGCCGAGTGGACGATTAGGATGGCCCGCTGCGGGATGCCAGGGACGACGATGGACTGCTTCTCGGAGTAGAAGCGGCGGGTCGTGTTGCCGGACTTGTCGGTCACGGCGAAGTCGTCGGACCCCGAGCCCTTGGCCGTCTTCCAGTTCCGCTTTGCCGTCTCGCGGTAGACCTCGGTCGTATTGTCGCCCGAGTCGACGAGGACCATGGCCTGATGGACGCCGTGCTGTTTGGCAAAGGCTTCGACGTTGCCCCATGAGTCTACGCGGGCGAAGGCCATCAGGCGGCTATGCCCGGTCTTGGCCCAGCGGCGCACTGTCACCCAGAAGTGGCCACGCTGGACGTCGACCCCCATCGTGCGGAAAGGGATGCTCCCGGGCACGGCGTCCTTCTGCTCGACGACGCGGGCCTTCGGCGTGATCGCGGCCTCCGCGTCCCAAGGGTCTGACATCTTGTAGTTGGCGGCCTCAGCCAGCGCCACCATCTCGCCGCCCTCTTCGCTCCAGGGCATGGCCAGTCGCTTCTGCTTGAAGATGCGCCGCGGCTCCTCGTCGCCGTATTGGTCGTTGGCCTCCTTGGCCTTGAGCATCAGGACGCCGAGCTCGCCCCAACTCATCGTCGCAAGGCTGTTCCAATGCAGGCCGATGTGCCCGGAGTTAGCGGCAGCCGATGTGGCGACAAAGGTGCCACGCGCGTTGGCCTCGAGACGGCTGGCGTTCGTGTCGGGCAGATGAGTCCGACAGGCCGCGCACTCGTAGGTCGTGCCCACGCTGACCTTGTGCAAGTCCCACGTGCCCGTCGACTTCGCGTCCTCGGGAAACCTGATCTGCTCCCAGACCCAAGGCTGAAGGTGGTCGCACTTGGGGCAACGCATATTCCAGTCACGCTGGTCTGTCGTCTCGTGCAGCTGATGGAACTCCTGCCCCGCCCGTCCGCCCTGGGATAGGAAGATGCGTTTGCCCATCCATCCGAACGCAGTAACGCGTGCGCTCAGTTCGGCCAAGTGTCCGGGCGGTGCCATCCAGCACTCGTCGGCGATGGTGTAACGCAGGGACAGGCGCTGAAGGTTGGCCTCGTTCCAGATGCCGCGACAGTAGAGCGTCATGCGGTCGAAGTCCGCCGTCGTCGAGCGGTCGAGGTCGTCGCCCGAGAGACGCGCCTTCACCGGCGGGCAGTTGTTCCAGACCGGGCGGAGGTAACGCAGGGCGAAGTCCTTGGCCTCTGGGTCGGTGGCCTGAAGCACCATCGTCGGCCCAGGAGCGTTGGCGATGATGTGACAGGTGAGCAGGCGGGCGAAGAGGGACTTGCCCGACTGGATGCTGGCGAGGACGGTGAGGAGTTTCGTCTCGGGATCGGCGGCGATGCGGAGCGCTTCGGCCACCCACGGCGTGCGGTCAGAGCGGAACGGCCCGGGCATCGGGGAGTCAGGGATGGCGTGCACGTTAGACTCAAGCCACTCGACCACGTCGCCCGAGTCGGACGGACGCAGCACGTCACGGCCTACGCGGAGCAAGTCGGTCTTATTCATCGTGGGTGGAAAGGTCGGCCTTAACGCGGCGCACCCAAGCCTCGAGCACCTTCACGGCCTTCGCCGGGTTCTCGGGGTTGCATCCTTCGGCCACGTCGAGGGCCAGTTTGTCGAGTCGGTTGACGATGCCGGCGGTCATGTCGCGCATGGCCTCAGTGGCTTCCTTGGCGGAGATGTAATCCTTGGTCAGGATGAGCCGACGTTCCTGCTCTTCCTCGAGGGCCACCAGCGTCTTGAGCGAGGCGTTATAACTCGACTGGTACTTTCCCTGGTTAGGGTCGCCCCCTTCCATGGCGGCCTGCCAGACGCCACGCGCACGACTGACCAAGGTCCGATGTTCGCCGATCGTGTCAGCCAGGGAGCCGTCGTCGAGCTGAGCCGGTGCGGCCTTCGGTGCCGCGGCCCGTTGCACGTTCGCCCGGGCTTCTCGCCACGCCCGAGCCGCGTCGATGCTGTCGGTAGGCATGCCTTCGCGGCGCAAGACGCTGATGCGTTGCGCGGTGACGCCGAGCGCCAAACCCAGTTCTGAGTTGGTTAGAGCCATGTTCCTGAACTGGTTTGCTCAACCCCAATATTATTCATTCTGACCATGCACTTCTTCTTCGTGGTGTCGGGCCACGCGACAAGGGGGTGGGGTCTGAGGAGACTCCCTAGACGGGGGGTTTGGGCCGTTTTCATCGCTTGGGCGTGGCAGGGGGCAGGGGGGCGGTCACCTTATTCTTGCCGCGTCTGGCATTCACGTGAGGAAACAGACCGCACGCGTCGGAGTTCACAGTGCGCTGGATCTCCTTAGCCCTGGCGCGCATCCAGAAGTGCGAGCGGCCATACATCTTACCGATGAGGCGAGACGACAGACAGCCGGGCAGACTCAGCGCCCAGCGTATCAGCTCGACGTGTCGACGGAAGGCGAAGTTATCCGTGCAGGCCAGCGCATCCATGAAGCCCTTGAGCATCACGCCGACATGATCGCGTGAGATGAACGCATCGACCTCTTCGCGTCTGCCGATGTCAGTAGGGTTGAACGCCCAGTCAGGATGATTGGCGTCGATGTTGAAGACGTGCCGAGGTTGCGCCATCTCAGCGTAAGGCAGCACGCCATTCTCACGCATCTTCTCTTGGACCTTCTTCGGTTGAGCGAAGAACCAAGCGTCAAACGACTTGGCCTCCTTAGCCGGAGCCGTCAGGTCATTGAGCCTAGCGCGTGTCACGCACGACAGCGTCAACCATCTTGACGGCGGGGCAAGTGGCAAAGGTTGTGCCAGTATCCGTCCATGTCGAACCGTAGCATTGCCTTGCGGGTGAAGCGATAGGTCAGGGATGAGTACTTGCCCGAGTAGTCCAGGCTATGCTCGACGATGTCCTTAAGTTCCGCTGACGTCATCTTCTCAGGCCATGTGCTGATGACTTCCCTCAGCTCCATGTCTTTCCTTTCCTTGACTGCCTTGGCGGCCTCGGTGGCCTGCTGCCGGATATGCTCCATCCTCTCAGGCTCTTCCCTCCAGGACTTCTGCCGGAGCCGGGTCAGGGCCAGCTTACGGAGGACCCATCCTCTCCGCGCGGTAGTACGGTTCGGTTTGGTCATCGCGTTAGACTTGCGGCCTCGCCAGAGACTCGGTCGAACCCCGAGCGTCAGCGACAAGGGGTGAGACTAGAGTCACCCTTGTACGAAGTACAGGGACGGAAGTTGAGTTGGAAGTTGAGAAGGGATTTGACATTGGGCTAAAGGTGGGGGTCAGGGTGTTGACCCTCAGTTGACCTTAAAACGCCTTGGCGACCCCTTAGCGGGGCTGGAATCGCTATGCCTTGGGGCGTTGTCGGGTACGCTTTCGGAGGGGGGCTGGCTGTATTCCCAGCGGATGACCCCCTTCTCGGCGGCGTGGCGGATGTAAATCTCGCCCTTGAACTGGTTCGCGTGGTCCTTCAGGCCGGCACGGCCACGGCGCTTAGTCAGGCCGAACTTGTAGATGGGCTCCTCCCCCTGGCATCGGAAGAGTACGGCGACCTCGCGGAACCAGTTGGTGAACTCCGAGGAGCCGAGGCCCGCATAGGCTAGGTCGGCGACGGTGTGGCCTTCCTTGTCGGAGGCGGCCTTGGGTTTGCCGGTGTGGTGCATGGCCACGAGGACGGCGCCTGTCTCGAGGAGGATCGGGGCGAGGTCATGGCGCAGGAACTTGGACGCCTGCTCCTGATCGGAGACGTCGATGCCCGCGAAGGACAGGAGAGGGTCGACGAAGACGATGTCGGCCTTGTGCTCGATGATGAGGTCACGCAGGGCCGAGGTGAAGGTCGTGCCGGTGCTGACGGTGTCGCGGAAGATGGCGAGGTGGTCGCGCAGCTGAGAGCGTTCGTCGCTGTCGAGGTATGCCCCGGCGATGACGTCCTGAAGAGCCTCCCCTACGTCCAAAAAATCGTTCTCGGCCTGGAGCACGATGGCCCTCAGTGGGCGGACAGGCTTGATGCCGAAGAAGTCCTTGCCGATGCACCAGTGGACGGCGGCCTGCATCATGAGGGAAGACTTGCCCGTGCCGGACTGGCCGACGATCAGGAGAGAGCCACCCTTGCAGAGCCAGCGGTGATTGCCGAGGATGCAGTTCGGGTCGTTCTTCCGGTCAGCCGAGATGAGCGCGTCGAAGTCCATGCGCTGCGGGCCGTGCTTTGCTTTCCGCCCCTTGCGCGTCTCGGCGATGGTGGCATAATGGTCGAGCAGGACGTCGGGGTCGGTGGCCTGTTCCGCGGCGACCAGGGCACGGCGGAGGATGGCCGCATCCGCGATCAGGTCGGCGTGCTCCAAGCGGAAGGTGGCTTGGCCTGCGTCGCTGACGAGGAGCGAGACGGTGGCTTCGGTCACCGGGCTGTTAGCCTGGCGTAAGCGCTGGGATACTGTCAGCTCGTCAGGCGGGACTCCGTCGACGGCCAGCGAGAGCATGGCGGCGGCGATGTCTTGGTGGGCTGGCTCAAAGAAGTCGGAAGGCTGGAGGTCGCCCGGTAGGTGGGCGGCTTCGCGTAGGAGGACGCCGAGGAGGTGGCGTTCCGCGGCGACGTTATTCGGCGGGATCATGGAAGAGAGGGTTGGGGTTTGTGGGCGTGGGTGCCCGTGGTCAAGATGCTTTGCGTAGGATGCGGTCGAGGTCGGACTTGCGATAGTGCGGTACCGGGCGAGGGGTGCGGAAGATGCGCGCAGGGATCAGGGAGGCGTCGATGCGGTATTGGATGCCGCGGACGGTGCGCCGGTGCTTGCGGGCGTAGTCGGAGAGGTTGACCCATCCGACGGGCGCCTTGAAGGCTTCAAGGGCGATGGCGGCTTCGTGCGCCTGTGCCCAGGTCTTGAAGCGGGGGCTCAGCTTGTACGCCAGTCGGCTGCGGGTGATGCGTCGCTCTTGGGCGAAGCCTGCCTTGACGATGCGGGCGATTGGCAGGGCGACTCCTGCCCGGGTCCGATAACCTAGGAGGCGGGTGACCTCGACGGTCTTGAGCCAGCCTTCGGGGGCGTCGTCGGCGTTGTTCGGCTGCGCGGTTGGCTGAGTGCGCATCAGCAAGGCGGCGTAGTCCTTCGGCTTCATCAGATTAGGTCGTAAGCCGTCGAGCAGATGAACTTACCTTGGAAGCGGTGGGCCGTCCAGACCTTGCAGTCTCCGGTCTTTTCGTCGATTACCCCATGTAGCCACCCGTTGCACCACTTTGTAGTGGCTAAGCGTCTGAGCGCGTAATCGGCTTTATTGATGTCCATACAGCACATCGCCGATACGCCGACGATCGCGGCCTCTAGGTGCTCAATCGTGCACAGAGAAAAGTCGTGGGTGTGTCCATGGATCACGACATCCCCTGGGCGGCCTAAGGTGCGGGCCGTCTCACGGGTGGCGGCCACGCCTGCCTTGAAGCCGTGCGTGCCGGTGAGTTTGCCGACGCGGAAGCGATTGACCCCTTCTGAGTCCTTACCCTTGACCGAGTAGCGGTGAAACTCCTTGCAACCGATCTCAGCCAAGGTGTCGGTGTATGACTGCACGGCCCGCATGGCGTTGTCGCGGCGGTCGCCGTTGCGGGACAGGACTTGCTCCTCGGCGCGTATGTCATGATTGCCCTGCATGAAGATTGTCGGCTTGAGCACCTTGCGCAGGAAGTAATTCCCATGCTTCAGGTCATCGGTGATGCCTTCTTCCTGCTCGTCAGGGGTGGCGCCGCGTCTCCAGGCGCCGAAATCGAAGCAGTCGCCGGTATGAATGCGTAGCTGGGGTTTCCAGCGGCCGATGAACGAGGCCAGCGCGTCCTGCGTCTCTCCGTCCACGAGCTGGCCGTGATTGTCTCCTGCTGCTACCCATCGGATGATGCTCATCAGCGGACGTTGATGTAAGGGATGGGCTTCCCGGCGTCGAAGGCCGCGAGCATCTCGTCACGGCGCTTGCGGGCGGTCTCGAGGTCGGTGGCGATGTTCTCGACGATGTCCTTGCCGCGGCGACGCAGGCGGAACCAGTAGCAGTCGCCGAGTTTCTGAAGGTGGTGGTTCGGGTTCTCGGCCTTGATGTAGGCAGGCTTATCGTTCCGCCCGGTGCGGGTGTACTTAGGGCAGGCCAGCAGGAAGGCCAAGCGGTCAGGGGTGATGCCCACCTTGGTGGCCCAGCGCAGCGTGTCAGTGTTCAGAGTTTCCATGAGCGGGCGAGGTTGCGGCCTTCGGTCATGATCGCGTTACGCGAGGACTGCCTGAAGATATACTCCTGGTCGAACAGGTGCGAGGCGCGTATCTCGGCGATGCTGTCGAGCTCTTCGTCGTTGGCCGGGCCGACCCCAGCGGTGGCGACGTAGATGGTGCGGACCTTCCAGCCCTTTTCCCACAGGATGTCCTGGCAGACCCGCAGCTCGTTGACGTAGCGCCAGTCGGAGCATACGACGGTCTCGGGGGAGGGTTGGTCGTGGTGCTTCATGACCGGGCACCAGTTGGCGAAGTGGCGGGCGAACACGTCCCGATCCATGCGCCGGGCAAACTTACCCGCGTGCACGAGGAAGTCGCGGTTATCGACCTTGAAGTCTTCCTTGAAGAAGTTGCCGTCAAGGCCGAGGTAATCCATGTAGTGGTTCGCGGCCTCCTTCAGGGCGTCAGCGAAGTTGATGTGTTCGGCGGGTCGCTGAGACCACTCAAGGATGCCGGAGGCGAGCGTGTCCTTGCCCGCCCTGGCGTAGCCTGCGATCAGGACGAGCGTCGGGGCGGCCATGGGCGTGGGTGCTTCGGTCACGGAATTAGAAGGGAGGTGCGTCGCTCAGGTCGACGTTGTTAATCACCGGCTTTTGAGACCCCTTGCTGTAATGCATCTTATATTTATACTGAGGCTTCCCGTTAAACTCTCCATTGGGCTCGCACTCAACGCCGACGATAGTGGTCTGGCCACAAGCGGGGCTGATGTACTCCAGGTACTCGGCAGGGGTCGCGTCGAGCCTGATCTCGTTGGTGTACTTGCCGGAGAACTTGCCGACGAGCATGGCGAGCGCCTTGCCGTACTTGCTGGAGAAGTTCTTGCTCAGACAGAAGCCCTTGTCGTCGACGAAAAACAGGCGGGCGGACACAGTGCCGTCTTCCCAGACCTTAATTTTCTCAAACTTAGGCTTAATCAATTTGAGCATGTAGCTGCCATTGGTGCTGATAGAGGTCAGCGGAGGACGATCGTTCGGGTTATTAGTGTTCATGGTATTAGGCGAAGTTGATGTTGGTTGCGGCGCTGGGCTTGGCGGCGATGTCGATGGTGGTGATTTCGGTCTGGTAGCCGGGCCAGTTGCCCGAGGCCGTGCATTCCTTATACAGGGTCAGCGCGCGCTCGAAGTCGAAGGCGGCGCCGGTCATCAGTTCCGGCCCCAGCTCGTATATTGCATGGCAGAACGGGGCCTCTTTTTCGACCGCTATGAATCTAAAGCCAAGCACGCGGCACTTGTAAGCGGACTCGACGGCGTGCCGGTAGAAGTAAGCCTGGAGCGCGTACTTGTACTTACGGACGGACTGGAGGAAGCCGTGCGGGCTGGCGTCTTCGCAGGTCTTCAGATCGTAGATATAGCCGTCGTCGGAGATGCCATCGATGGCGCACTTGACCAGGGTATCACCGATGAAGGCGGTGAACATCACCTCGGTCTTCGAGAGGACGATGCCGTTGTTCTTCATGCAGGCGGCAGCGGAGTTGGCCACGGCGTCGACGAGGGCACCCTCTTCGGCGGTCAGGATGGCCTTGCCTTCGTTAGCGGTGACGAACTCGGCCCACTCGGCCTTGCCTTCCTTCGTGCGCTTGTCCACGTCCGGGGCGATGGCGTGCGTGGCGTTGTAGGCGTCGAGGCCCTCAAGGGCGAGCTTGTGGACGGCGGTGCCGACGCGGAGGGCCTTGGACTCTTCGCGGGTGCGGGAGAGGTAAGCCTGGTAATGGGCGGGGGACTTGAGCAGTTCCTTCGCGCCGGATTGGTTCAGCGCTTGGATGCCGTCATAGATGACGCGTTCGGTGATGAGGTCGGGCATGGGTATGTTATTGGGTGTTGGTGGGAAATTAGAGAAGGGCCCGGATGGCTTCGGCCTGATCTGGGCGACGGCGCTCGATGGCGGTCAGGCACATGACTGAGCCCACGGTGAAGCGGGAGCAGGCGACCGGGCGGCTGGCGTAAGTCTTGCATTTGCCAGAGCCGGAGAGGTGCGGGCATCGGGCAGGGACTTCGGCGAAGGTACTGCCAGCGATATGGAAGACCTCGCCGCGTGCGGAATAGAACTCGGTCGAGGTCGGGCTAGGGCTGATAGGCAGGATGATGCTTTCACAGCACGCACCCTTGCAGAGTTCACAGGCTGTCATCTTCGGGGCTGGCTTTTTCGACGCTGGCGGAGATGCGGCGGACGTCTTCAAGGGCGGCCTCGGCGGCGTTCTCCATGGCCTCGAGGGTATTCCGCAGGACGCGCAGCTGGACGACGAGGACGTGGACGCGGTCATGGAGCGGCTTGACCTGGGCGGACTCATCGGCGGTGTCGATGTGATCAGTGAAGACCTGAAGTTCGGTGATGGCCGAGCGGTTGAGGCCGTCGAGCGTGATGATGTCGGCGTCGTGCTGTTCATAACGTCCGGCGATGTGCTGGACCGTGGCAAGCGAGCCTGTGATGTTCTCGACGAGGCGCTTGATTGATTCGCGGTTAGTCATGAGCGAGTGGGCGTGAAAGTAAGTTCCTTTATCTCCCCATTAGGGGCAAGCGTAAAGAAGCGGACGGCGGAGCGGGACAGGGACGGGTAGGTCTTGCGCTTCCAGGCGTTGAGGTCGGTCAGGAAGTCGGCGTGCTTGCGGGCCGTCAGCTCGACGTACGGGTAGCCGTCCAGCAAGAGCAGCAGGGCGTACTGCTTCGGGACGGTTGCCGCGATCCGTTCGATGCCCTTGGGAACGTCAGCCATCACAGTTGCCCGGTCTTGGCGTTCTTCCACTTGGCCACGGTGGAGGTCATCACGGCGCGGGAGATCTGGCAGGTGATCATGCCGGAGCCGAGGATGTCTTCCATGACGCGGGCGAGTTCGTTGCCGGCGTAGCGCATCTCGGAGATGGTCTTGGCTTGGTTCTCTGCCCGGGCTTCGGCGGCGGCGGCGAGGTTCTGATTGTGCAGGGCCCCCATCACGGCGGAGACCGGGTCGAAGGGGTCGAAGTCAGGCTTGCTCATTTGGTCAGAGGGCGGGGGGTGGGGGAGAAGGCAGGGGCGGCAGGAGAAGAGGCCGCAGAACGGAAGCCAGAGGCCACGGCGCCGTCATCGTCAAGGTCGACCGAGATGCCGCACGCGGTCTGGATGGACTGCCGGCGGATGTAGGTGATGGCCCCGCCGATTTGCTGGGCGGTCAGACCCTCGGCCTTGACGAGCAGGGTGCCGAACTCAAAGCGTTCCCCGGATGCATGCAGGAAGGCGGTGGACACGCCGACCTTGCCCTCCTGGCTGACGAGCGTCTGGATCAGGGCGAGGTCATGGTCGAGCAGGACCGGCTTGATGGCGTCGAGCAGCGCGTCGAGGGAGACGTACTTGGCTTTGAAGGCGGGGTTGATTTTGTTGGCCTTAACGTTGTCCAGGGCGGCGAGCGCTTGGACGAGAGAGGCGGTGGCGGAGGATGTGGGCTGTTTGCTCATGGTGGAGATTATTTGGCGGCTTCGGCCTTGGTGACTTCACCGGCCTTGATGGTGGCCTCGATGTCGGCGAGGGACATCCGGGTGTAGTCGGGGACGAAGAGGTTGTAGTAGGTCACGCCGTTGCGGACGGTCGGGGTCAGGAGGCGGGCGACCTTCTGATCAGGTAAAACGATGTAGGACGAGTCCGCGATGATGCGGTAATCGGCGGGGAGTTTGGAGTCTTTCTTCATGTGAGGGGAGAGGTTACAAAAGGGAGGGGGTGGTCGAGTTATGTAAACTCAGTTGATGGCGCCGCGGGTGGCGGAGTCAAAGATGAGCAGGGCGTCGGCGTTCCAGAGGGTGACGTCCTGCGTGGGGAAGAGTTCGGCAGCGCGGGCCTTCAGCTTGTTCTTCCACTGGGTCGTGGTCAGTTCGCCCTTCGTGCCACAGGTGTGCGTCTTCTGCCAGATGGCCGGGCGGATGCGGTGTATCTTCCAGCCCATGGCGACGGCGGCGCCGTAGAGGACGCCCGTGTTCCACATCAGTTTGCCGATGGCGGAGCCCGGGATGTTCTTGCCGGCGAACAGCGGGGGCTCTTCGAGGTAGAGGCTGACGTCCTTGGCCTTGCAGCTGAGATCGGCGAGCAGTTGGCAGACCTCGACATCAGAGCCGGGCATCTTAGCGCACTCCACGGGGTCGCCGTCTGCCGACCAGACGATGCCGCCGTTTACGCCAGGGTCGATTGCCACGATGAGATGAGCCACGGCAAGACCCTTTAACGCGGCTTGGCTAAGGACAAGCGGAAAAGGTTGGCGACGCGGAAAGCGTAGCCGTTGGCCCGGAAGCCTTGGGAGCGGGCGGCGGTCCAGCCCACGTTCCAGACCAGCGCCATCTGTTCGGGGGTCGGGTCGGTCATGCCGACGCGGTGGAAGTTCGCCCTGATCCAGCGGAGGTGCGAAGCGGCGACCATGTCCTGCGCCGTAGCGTCGCGCCACTTAGACCAGGGGAAGGCGTAATGGCCCTCGGCCTTGAGGCGGGCGGAGGCGTCGTCCCAAGCGGCCTTGCCGACCTGATACTGGCCACGCTCACCGGCCTTGCCGATGGCCTTGCGGTTATGCCCGGACTCGACCGCGGCGACGGCCTCGAGGAAGGCGGCGTCGGTCTTGGCTTGGGCGTTGAGCCCGAGGAGCAGCAGGGCGACGACGGAGAAACGCTGGTTAAGGGTCATGGCTGTTTGTCCTCCTTGACGGCGTTCCAGGCATTCATCGAGCCCCACCATGCGTCATACTGAAAGTTGTCGGCCATCTCGTTGCATCCGATTTCGAGCATAGACTTGTAGAGGCCGTCCCCGGCCTTGGTCAGCCGCTCGACCTGTGCGGATGCGTCACAGCACATCCCGTGTTCTCGGTCGATTGCATCAGCACCGACAAGGGCGGTCAGGCGCTCGACCTCGGCCTTGAGGGCGGAGTTCTCCTTGTTCAGTTCGCCCACGCGGCGCATCATCGTCAGTTCTAGGTCGCTCATACGCGTCTAGGGACTTGTGATCCGGCGACCTCGAAGCCGTCGAGCTC